TAACACTAGAGTTATTGAGCGAACACCCATCGTTGATTCTATTAATGCTGCTCGAATGATGTTTAATAAGTGTTGGTTCGATAAGATCAACGCTTATGATGGCTTGCAATGCTTACGCCATTATCGCTATGACGTTGATCCTGACACTAAACAATTTAGCCAAAGACCTTTGCACGACAATTATTCGCATGGCGCAGATGCGTTCCGATACATTGGTTTGATGGTCAATGAGCCTAGAAAAGCTCCAAAACAAAAAGCAACCTATAATTTGCCGTCAAGTTGGATGGGATAGATGTTGTGAAAATGATACACTTGGCTTAAAATCAGCCAATCTATAAGGAATTCCTATGGCATACGACAGAGTTGCAGACTCACAATCAGACGGCAGAATTGAAGAAGCCAAAGACTTTTTAAGGCTTTGTAATGACTCTGACAGCAATAATCGTGCTGAAGCCCTTGATGATGTGAGATTTGCGGCTGGCGATCAATGGCCTGTAGATGTGCAAAATAGCCGAGTATTAGAAGCTAGACCTTGCCTGACAATTAATAAAGTTGACGCATATATTCGTCAAATTTGTAACCAGCAACGTCAGCAACGCCCACGCATCAAAGTGCATGGCATGAACAATCAATCCGATGCCAAAGTAGCTGAGATCATTACTGGTATCTGTAGGCACATTGAAAATCAATCTGATGCTGATTCTGCTTACGATCACGCTTTTGAGTACGCAGTAAAGATGGGCTGGGGTTACTGGCGCATCACGACTGACTATGTAAGGGATGATAGCTTTGACCAAGAAATCTACATTAAGCCTGTTGAAAACCCTTTTACTGTCTATTTTGACCCTAATAGCGTTTTACCTGATGGCTCTGATGCTGAGAGATGCCTTATTACTACCGTTATCAGCAAAGATGTGTTTAAAAAGATGTATCCCAACGCTGAATTTGACCAAGGATTCTCCAGTAGAGGAACGGGCGATACGGAATCGGAATGGGTTACGAAAGAAGATATACGCATAGCTGAGTATTTCTATACTGAGCGTGTTAAGGATATGTTGTTAGAACTATCTGATGGCACTACAGGCTATTCTTCAGAGATTCCTAAGAAAGAAGTATTAGAAGCTGCTGGCATTACTGTGATTGCCAAGCGTGATGTATGGCGCAAACAGATCAAGTGGTGCAAGCTTACTGCGATGGAAATCCTTGAAGAAGGCGAATGGGCTGGTAAGTTTATCCCTATCGTGCCTACTTATGGTCAAGAAGTACGAGTTGACGATAAGCACAAGAAATTTGGCTTAGTACGCATGGCTAAAGACCCACAGCGTATGTATAACTATTGGTCAACTGCTCTGACTGAAACTGTAGCCTTAGCTCCTAAAGCTAAATGGCTATTGGCTGAAGGTCAAGACGAAGGGCATGAGAACGAATGGGCTATGGCTAATATCAAAGCGATGCCTGTATTGCGTTACAAGCAAACAGACATTGAAGGCAGACCAGCTCCTGCACCTACAAGACTGCAACCAGAGCCACCACCAGCAGGTGTAATGACTGCGTTGCAAGGCATGAACAATGATTTACAAGCTGTAGTCGGTATTTTTGATCCTAGTCAGTTACCTACTGGCATGATGTCCGGCAAAGCAATGCAAGGTCAGCAACAGCAAGTGGATATGACCAATTTCCACTATTATGACAATCTGACTCGCAGTATCCGTCACACAGGTCGCATCATTCTTGACTTAATTCCTAAGATTTATGACAGAGAGCGTGTCATGCGCATCATTGGCGATGATGGCAAGCCTGAGATTGTGACTTTAAATCAGCCTAGCACAGACGAAAATGGCGTTTCTAAGGTATTAAATGACGTTACTGTAGGCGAATATGACGTAGTAATGGAAACAGGCCCAGGTTATAACTCTAAGCGTCAAGAAGCAGTAGATTCTATGATGAGTTTGTTAGGTGCAGACCCAAGCCTAATGCAACAAGCTGGCGATTTGATCTTCCGTAACATGGACTTCCCTGGTGCTGAGATCATTGCTGACCGCCTTGCCGCTGTAAACCCAATGGCGCAGATTGATGATAAGTCACCAATCCCACCACAAGTTCAGATGCAGTTAGCTGCAAGCAAACAACAAATTCAGCAGTTACAACAAGCTCTGCAAGCCGAGCAGATGGACAAGAAATATCGTGCAACAGTTCAAGAGCAAGTCCAACAGGCTGAAACAGAGCGTGAGAAGATGCGTCTGCAAGTTAAGCGTGAAGATACGATGACTCGTACTGATACCCAAGCGCATGACACAGTCATTAAGACACAAACTCAGCTTGAAATTGAAAATCTTAAAGCCCAGTTAGCTTTGGTTCTAGCTCATATTAATAAACCAGAAGCTAAATTAGCTAACGAAGAAGCGGTTGAAAGGGCAATTTAATGAAAAAAGAAGATCATGCATCATATGTATCAAAAGAATTGTCTAAAAAATATGCTAAAGAACAGCACGACAAATATAAAGATAATCCTAAATACCATAGCTTAAAATCTGCGCTTGGAAAACAAGGTGCTATTGATGCGCTTTCTCATCAAGAAAGAAATATGGCAGAAGCAGAATTAGTTAATAAAGCTATGAAGTAAATGTTGTAAAAATGCAACATTAGTGATATAAATGAATTTGTATTACCTACCTGTGGGTTCACAGGGTTAATTCTTGAGGGAATCTCATGTCAGAAGCAGAAGTAGTAAGAACAGCATCAAACGTAGTAACAAGCGATAATTTAGCTGATTTCCATGCTGAAAAATTAGGTTTAGCTAGCGAAGAAGCTCCTGTTGCGGCTGAAGCAGTCGAGGAAACTCCTGATTCAGAGCCAGCAGTCGAAGCCCAAGCTGAGAGTGAACCAGCGGCAGAAGAAGAAGCGGAAGTAACAGACAAGCCGAAACAAAATCCCAAACTTGAAAAACGATTTTCTGAGCTTACAAAACGAGCCAAACAAGCTGAGGCAGACAAGCAAGCACTAGAAGCACGTTTACAAGAACTTGAGAGCAAAGTAGCACCTGCACCCCTACAAGCTGATCCAGTAGGCGAAAAACCACAAGCATCGCAATTTAATGATGCTTTTGAATACGCTGAAGCTTTAGCCGAATGGAGCGCAGAAAGAGCATTAGTAGAGCGTGATAAGCAAGAACAGCAACGCCAAGTCGAAGCCCAACGCCAAGAAGTTATTAAATCTTGGACAAGTAAGCTAGAAAAAGCCAAAGCTGATTTGCCTGATTTTGATGAAATGGTGGCATCTAGCCAAGTCCAAGTACGAGATGAAGTACGGGATGCGATCCTAGAGTCCGATGTAGGCCCACAAATCCTATACCAACTAGCATCAGATGATGACCTTGCACAGCGCATTTCTACTATGCCAGTTAACAAAGCTCTTAAAGAATTAGGGAAATTGGAAGTTCAGTTTGAGCGTAAAGAAGCTCCGGCTGAAGTCAAAAGCGAACCTGTTGCTCGTAGTAAAGCACCAGCACCGATTAAGCCTCTCACCGCTGGCAAAGGTACAGCAGACGTTCTTATTGATGGTAATGGGGCGTTTCATGGTACTTATGCCCAATGGAAAGCAGCACGACAGGCTAAACGGATACGCTGAAATATCCATTTAAATATACAAAAAGGAAATAATCATGGCAAATAATTTGCTAACTATTTCTAAGATCACCAACGAAGCCTTGATGGTCTTAGAAAACGAATTGACATTCACTTCTGAAGTAGATCGTAACTATGATGACCAGTTTGCCGTAGTAGGTGGCAAAATTGGTAACACAGTAAACGTCCGTAAACCAGGTCGCTTCATCGGGACAACTGGCCCAGCTCTGAACGTAGAAGATTTCAATGAAACTTCTGTGCCTGTAACTTTGTCAACACAGTTCCACGTTGACACACAGTTCACAACACAAGATTTGGCATTGTCTTTAGATATGTTCTCTGACAGGGTGTTAAAGCCTGCTGTAGCTGCTATTGCCAACAAGATTGATCGTGATGGCACATTGCAAGCTGCTAACAACACAGCGAATATCGTTGGTGTTGCTGGTACTCCTCCAACTGGTTTGATTACTTACCTCACAGCTGCTGCTTACCTTGATTCTGAAGGCGCACCACGTGACGGCCGCCGTTCTTGCATCGTTGAGCCATTCACATCTGCAACTATCGTTGACAGCTTGAAAGGTTTATTCGTACCACAAGAAGCGATTGGCGAGCAGTATCGTAAGGGCTTGATGGGTCGTGACTCAGCAGGTATGAACTGGAAGATGGATCAGAACGTGGTATCACACACATTCGGCTCTTTCGCTGGTTCTGCTACTGTTAACACAACAACAGCTACTGGTTTCTTGACAAGCGGTTGGGCTTCTTCAAGCACAATTACTTTGACTTTGACTAGTGGCGTTAGCTTAAACCAAGGTGATACATTCACTATCGCTGGTGTTTATGCAGTTAACCCACAAAACCGTCAAGCTTATGGTTCAAACAAGCTGCGTAACTTTGTTGTTAATACTGCTGTTAGCGGTTCAGGTGGTACTATTTCTGTAAACGTAAGCCCAGCTATCATTACTGCTGGTCAGTTCCAGAACGTA